CCTGATGGATGTACTAATTTATCAAATACATTTTCCCAATCAGATAAATTTTTACCTGTTTTAATTAAATACGAAAACTTTTGGAATTTTTTACTATCTTGTATTTTAATATTATTTGATAGGAATCCTTTATTATCTAAATAAATTCCTCTTGGTACAAAATTAATCGTTGTTGTATCTGCTAATGTTACATTATGAGATAGTGTAATTGTTGTACCATTAATTGCTGAAACACGAATATCATCAGTAAGACCAATTGTTGTACCTACAGTTAATTTAGATGAAAGTCTAATACCATCATTTGCTGATATAATTGTAAGTGTATTTGAATTATTTACTGCACCATTTAGTGTAGTGGTTACAGTTTCTGGTTGGTCCCAACCACCAGATGAAGGTATTAATACTGAATCATATGGAAATTCAACTTCCACTGAATCGTTAAATAATAACCTAAAAAATATTTCAATCGCATCAGAGGAACCTCTTACCTTATAAAAATCAAGTATTCTTTTATAAAGGTTTCTTTTATTAACAGTAACATCTCTTGGTATGGCAGATGCAATTTCTTTCTGCATTAATTCTAAATAATTAGATTCATTTCGGTCAATATCCATTGCCGCTTCAATGTTATTCATTACCCACGATGGACCTGGACCAACCCAATATTTTACTATTGTTGTTAATTGTGCTGAATAATTATTAAATGATGTTAATCCATTTACTGAAAATGTTTTACCTATTTCAGATGTTGATTCTGCAAGTGAACCTGGTAAGTCATTACCATTTGTAATCGCCACATTTACAGCTGTAAGAGGTATTTCCATTGTGGCAAATGCCCCTCGTATTTTATGTATTCTACCTGTTCCCACAGATGATAAATTAATTGCACTACCGCCTTTAGTAAGACTTAATTTAATTTGACTGTTTGAACTAAATACAACAAAATATTCAAAGTCATCTGTTAACCCACCAATTGTTGTTCCGTCACCAGTATCGTATTGTATTTTTGTTCCTACTGGTAAAGCCTTCTGTTGAAATTCTGTTAAATCAAGAGAATTATTTGATGTGTTTACAATTGAACTAGATGAACCATCAAAAGTAAATTCTGCAGGTGATTTACCAGTCGGAGATGTAAGTATTAATTTTGATGAAGCACCAGTTTCATCAGTAAAAAATTCACTGTTAGTATTGTTTGGGTCTGATATTCTAAACCTTGCGATACCATCTAAAACAACATCGGTAAATACTTCATTTTCCTGATATATAAATTCGTCCATATTCATGAACGTGTAATATGATTGTAATAATTGGTCTAATTTAGTTTTATCTGCTAATATATCAGGTGGCAATAATTGGTCAAGGCGAATATTCTCCTTTGTATCCCTTAGAGTCGAATTATCAAGTTCGACAAAACCCGAAGATATTGATTTTCTATTTGCCATTATTTAAATCTAGATGTTGTTGTATATGTTATTGAACCAGATGAACCAGCAACTGCGATTGTGTCAATCTCTGGTAGTATGGTCACAAATGAATTATCAATTGAAATTAATTGGTTACGCTTTGGCGCCAGGTCAAGTGAGTTAGGTAATGCAGTTATTCTAATAGCTGCGGTGCTACTTGTTTTAAAATTGTTTAGTGTTACCTTACCATTTTCTGGTTCCATTAAGCCTGCGTCGGCTACCACCGTTACATTCTCTTGATTTACCACTTTATATATTATTACTGTTCTATTCGTGGAACCTACAATTGGAATATCACCAAAAAAGTGGTCAGTAGCTGGGTCTGTATTTAATCCAAATGCTGTTGATGATAAAACAAATTTGGTTGATTGTCCTGATTGGAAAAACGGAGCCACAAATGTTAATTCATGTGATTGTAATTCAATCGCACCAGTTGTATCACTTGTAGGTGTAATGCTTTGGAACATTCTTGGTCGAATAACAGTATTTAATATCGCAGGGTCTGAACTATCGATTGCTCTTGTTAATTGTGAATGCCTAAACACACCATCAAATTTATTTAAGTTATTAAAATTATAATCTGATATTGTATCTCTTACCACTGATTGTAATTCAACAGAACTTCTATCTGTTAAATTTGGATTATATTTAAAGTCAACATCCAATTCTAAATTAGTAAAATTAGGGTCGACAATTTGTGGTGTAATTGATACCACATTTTTACCTTTTAATATCGCACCAGTAATATCTGATTTTTCTGCATCAGTTAATGCATTGGATAATAAAGGTTTTATTGAAACAAAAACTCTTCCGTAATCTGGTGGGTCATTATCTTCTCCACCCCATGTTGATATTGAATCGATATTACTAAATTCCTTTTTAATAATTGCTGCATAATCCTCTGATGTTACAGCTCTATTTTGTGTTGTAAATGTTAACGGTGCATTAAATCTAATTGATTCAAGTGTTTCTGCCTCAGAACCACCTGCAGAAGCAACTGAAGTTGTAATTACAATATCAGAAAGACCTTCTACATTATCTACCATACTGAATGTATTTGCACCATTTGATTCACTACCATCTGTTGTGACATAATCAATTGTTACAACATTATTATTTGTTGGCTTAAATCCTGTTACGCCATCTCCAAAATATACTTCGTAATAACCAGAGGCATTTTCTTGTAAATAATAAACTTTACTTGACGCATCTACATTTTTAAGTGATTCGAATTTAGTATAAATATCAAATCCTGTAGCATCGTTTTCATTTGCTTGTACACGAACACGAAGTGATGATGTATCAGCATTAAAATCTGTAAGTTGAAATTTTTGATTCTCTATATCATTATCAACTCTATATTTTAATTCTCTTATACTACCTTCCACTATTACTACATTTTCAAATGTATAAGTTGTTCCTACCAAATTTGCAGTCTGTGTTTCTAAAACAACATATTGAAATTCTTGTCCGTCAGCAAATGTTTTTAATTTTGTTCCTCTATGTAATGTAAGGGTTGTTGCTATAGTTCCACTTGTTGCTTTTGTAACTACTAAATTTACCTGTGCTCTTGGAGATAATACAGACCTAGGAGTATATCCTAATAATTTTGCTCTTGTTACGACATTACCTCTTATCTGTGCAGAGTCAAGAAATGCCTCGTTCAATGAATAATGAGCATTCATTGCATTATAATGAGTATTATACGCAAGGACATCAAGTAAAACACTCAGACCTGAACCTTCAAAATCATAATCATTAAATTGTGATTGTTGTTTTAGATAATTTTTTAGATTTTGTTTGATTTGATTAAAATCTAATTCTGTTACATTTAAATTACTTGCCATTTTACTTTAACCTTCTTAATACGATTGAAACATTATCGTTTGTGTCATATTCTTTTATTTGGAAATTTACATTTATTCTATATGAATTAGCATCTGGGTCATCATTAATTATTATTTTTCTTATTAATACCCTAGGTTCATATTTTTTTATTACATTCGTTATATTTTTTCTTAATGAAATTTTAGTAAACACATCTGCGGGTTCAAACAAAAGCCCTTTTAGATTTGCACCTTTATCACTTGCAAAAGGTCTATCATAAAAATTACTTACCAATAAATTTTTTAATGCATTTTTTATCGCATTATCGTCCTTTAAAGGTATAATATCCTTTCTGATTGTGTGTATTTTAAGTGATAAATCTAAATCTCTGTGTTGCTTTTTTCTAGCAACTACTTGAGCTTTTGATATATCTCCTGTGATACTTAAGTCTGATTGATTTATTCCTGCCATATATCTATTTATAAACTATTTTATGAAGTTTTAAGTTTCTCCTTTCGTCTTTCTACAGATTGTGTCGCCGCAATATTAAAACTTTCAGCAAACTGAAGTGGATTTCCAACACTTGCAGCATAGGCCTTTGCTAAATCATATTCCTTTGCAAATATTCTTCCTTCTGTAGCAAAATCCCATTTACCTTCTGCATTCTTTTTCTTTAAAAACTTTTCCCTTTCCTTTTGTAAATCAGCATAGGTGTAATCATATATTTTATAATCATCAAATGTTGAACCACCAGCCTCTGCAAGTTCTGCAATTAATTCAGGCACTGTTAAATCATATAATGTTTGATTATCCTTTTTTCTACTAAATACTCTTGTGATTGGTCCTATTCCAAGATTTTCTTTTGAAATAGAGTATACTCTCTTTAATAAATCTTTATTTAATTCATACTTATCTAAATCAATAGGTTCAACAGGTGCTGTTTTCTTTTCTGGTGTAGGTTCTGGTGGTTTTTCCTCTGCAGGTTTTGATTCCTTTGGTTCTTCTTTTATTGTTCCATCAGGTTTTTCTTCGACATTTGGTATTTGGTCACATATATTAGATATATTAATTGATGGTGGAAAACTATCTAATCCTAAACCACTAATCAGTGCTGATAAATTAGGAACATTTGCTCCATATTTTTCATTTAATTCTGCTATTTTTGCGGCCAAACCTTCAGGTGTTGTCAGTGCCGCAAGGCCTAATAATTCTTTTTGTAATCCACCAATGTTAGGCAATTCAGGTTTAAATGAATCCAAATCAACTTTTAATTCATTTAATTTAGAGGACATTGAAGCTAATTGAGCCTTTCCTCCTTCTAAAAGAGAATCCAATTGTGCTTGTTTATCCTTAATTCCTTTTAATAAACTATTTTCTGAACAACTCATTTTTTATGTCCCAGTAGTAGGTGCAGATGTTTGTTGTGTTGCAGGTGTTGGAGAACTTGCACCACCAGTACCTGGTACCTCTTCATGTGTATGTTGTGTATGTGTTATATTATTAATTGTTAATTCACCAGCGTTATATGTTAATGCAGCAGTCGCACAAGTCATTGTATGTGTACCATCTACTTCCTCTGTTAAATTACCAGTGGTTCCAAATAACATATTACCACCAGAAGCAACTGCATAATCACTCACAGAACTTTGTGAATATTTACCACCAGCAAATAATGTCATATTTTCGTATGCAGTATTTGCATAATTTTTTGCAGTATTAATTGTATAATCATTTGATATTGTTAATAAATTATCATTTACAACATTTTGAATTAAATCATTATTCACTAATAAATTATCATTGGAACCAATATTAATACTTCTGTTTCTTGCAATTTCAGCCTCGTGATTCCCTTGAATACCTTGTTGTAATGAACCTTTAATATTCATTGTAAAATCTTTTTCTACTTCCAAGTGATAATTACCATACACTAATTGTCGTAAATCACCATCGACAGTCATATTCATATTACCTTTAATGTGAATATTTTTATTTGCTACAATGATTTCATAATCATCACCAATAATTTTAACCTGTCTTGTTCCATCATTATAGATTTCTTCGTATGAACCAGAAGCATGTTGTTTATTTAATCTTAAATTACCTGGTGTATCATCAACCTCAAACACATGACCACTTTCAGTTTCGTTCACCTTGTTATATGGATAATCTGGTTTATGGTCATTTAATGGTTTTAATTCTGCCCATGTTTGTGCGGCATAAAAACTATCTGCCTTATCTGGAGCAACTGTTGATATTTTTGCTGGAGAAGCCGTTGTAATACTAGGATATTCCTTTTTGGTTCTCTCTACATTTGATGTTCCCTGTTCATATTTGGTTGCTCTTGCCGAAAAGTTTACATCACTTTGGTCAATATATTCTCCTTTTGGATAATTTAAACCAGTAAATCCTAAATTTTTATTTCTACTAGATGATTTGGAAGCAATTGTTCCCATTATAATTGGGTCCTGTGCAGATGGTCCATCTCTAAAAAATCCTACAACCCAAGAACCTTCCATTAATCCGTGTGGTGTATCTCCAATTCCTGATGTTCCACTTGCAGTTGTTGGCATCATAACAGTAGCCCAAGGTAAATTATCAGTATCTAATTCATTTTTATTTTCGGTGTGATAACCAAAACATCTAACTTTAACACGGTTCATCTCCTCTGGGTCAAATCTATCTTCGACAACACCGGTAAACCAGTTAAAACCTCCACTTAAAAAATCATCTGCTCTCATTATACTACCTCAGGTCTATTTTGTATCTGAATAATATCATCAATACTTTCTGA